CGCAATCACCGGGCAATCGAATTGGCGATACTCAAGGCGCAAGATACGATCAAAGACGGAGGAACCGCAGAAGAGGTCGCATCCGCTTTCACGCATTCCGTAGCCAAGGCGTTATCCAAACGCAAAGGCCAGGTTTCTCTCAAGGACGCAGCCACCCAAGCCCAAGCGGACTTTCTCAACATCAACGCAGGCGGAGTCTCCGCAATCCCCACGGGGTTTCGCAAATTGGACGCACACCTTCAAGGAGGATTGAAGAACGGAAGCTTGTACGTGATTGCCGCAAGACCGGGTATCGGAAAATCAGCACTCGCGATTCACCTTGCAACTCAAGCCGCGAAAAAGGGAATCCGTTCCTCCTACGCTAGTCTCGAGATGCTCGCATCCGAATGCGCTGCCAGGTTGCTCACTTCGGTGAGCGGAGTTCCGCGCCCTACCGCACAAGGCGAGCTTTCTCATTCCGACAGACAGAAGATCGAGCAGACCGTCAAAGCGTTACGCGGATGGCCGATTACCTTCAAGGACGACAACCAGGCAACGCTCGAAGCATTTTGCGCATTTCTCCATCAGCAAAGACTCGAAGGAGAACTTGGCTTGGCGGTTATCGATTACCTGCAACTTCTCACCTCTCCCGGTTTCTCCTCGAGGCATGAGGAAGTGAGCGCGATTTCTCGTAGCATGAAAGCCCAAGCCTTGGAACTTGACTTGCCCGTGGTCGCGTTAAGCCAACTCAACCGCAACCTCGAAGCGCAAAACCGCAAACCCGCTCTGTCGGATCTCCGCGAATCCGGGTCAATCGAACAGGACGCGGACGTGGTCATGCTCTTGTCCAAGGAAAAGGAAGTTTCTCCTTCAAAGGACGTCATCCGCATCCACCTCGCGAAAAACCGAAACGGACAAACGGGATACGTCCTCGCCGACTTCGACAAAGCGGTTGGTCGTTTTACGACCCACGTTCCGAGCCGATTGAATGACGAATCACCCGTTTCTCCTTCGGAACCTTCATGGTAGACTTCGGGAAACTACCAAAAAGCACGATAGGAGACGCGAGAAGGGGTCTAATCGTGCGTTTCGGTAAAAAAGAGGGTCAATACCCGCGTGAGGGTAGCAAAAGGCTTTTAAGGTGCGTTAAGGGATCAAGCGAAGTCAGGCGGGAGATCCGGCCTCACTCAGGAGGGTGCGGTTTCTCCTTGCTTTTCAAACCTCCACCAATCCGTCACTATGCCGTATCGGTCATAACGCCTTGCCTCAACAAGTTTGCCGCTTGAATCATAGCGCATGATCTTAAGAATCGAGAACTTTTGGTCTGATTCACTTCTTAATTTTTCGCAAACATAGTCATGGCAATCGTATTCCCAATTGTGTGCCGTTTCATGGAAGCTTTTCGCTTTTGTTTTCCAGGTTTCCTTTCTTGAAATTACTCCATTCGCCTCCAGTTTTACCCACTTGACGCAATATGTTTCCTTTTCCCTTGGGTCGCGCGCAAGCTCTTCGATTGCTTCGTCTATGTCGTTGATTTCGCTCATGCCGTTTCTCCTTTCAACTCTGCAAGCAATTCGTCTACCCTGAGACGGACAGTCAATGCCCAACTTAAAGGGCCATCCATGTCATCAACTTTCTTCCAATCCTCGATTTGTTCATCGAGCATTGAAAAATCGCGCAACTCGCAAATGGTAGCGATCACCTTTTCCCTCATTTCTTCAGTCATTGGTTTCTCTCTTTCTTGAATTATTCTCATGCCGTTTCTCCTTTGTAAATGTTGGACTCAATCGATTCCGATAGTTCTTCCACGAAATCCTTTTTATCCCGGTTGCAATTCGAGAGCCAGTCGTGAACGTGCTTGTAGCCCATTTCGCGTTTCACCTCCCAAGTCAAGTCTTCCCAACCTTTGCTCTTTTCGAGTTTCTCGTTCTTCGCAATCTGCTTTCGATCCTCTTCGCTATATTCGTCCGGCATCTTCTCGACGTGAATCGCACGTTCGCAAAAAACGGAACGAAGCCCTGCCGAGATCATCACGTAAACAAGATCTTGCAGCTTGCGTTTGTCTTCTTTCGCAATTCTCGAAAGCAAGCAATGTTGTTTGTCAGTTAAATCAATAGTTATCTTTTTCATTGTGTTGTTCTTTCTCCTTAGTGTTTGTTCGTTGTCCGTTCAAGCCCTATAAAACGCCCCCGCGAGGATCCCGCCCCGCGAGGGCGCACAGGACTAGAACAAAAGGGTTAATCAGTTGATAGGGTTTCTTCGTAATAGGTGTTCATGTCATGTTTCTCCTTGGTTGCAATGTGTCCAAGTAGATTGACAACATGATGAGGTGGGCCGACGCAAAAAGTGTCATCATGCAAGCATACTGACCAAATTTGATTATCATCAAACCCTGCCTCTTTGGCTTGCTTCCATGAGTCAAAGTAATCGCCCGACTCTTGCCGGATCTCCTCGTAGGGAAAGTCTTCCTCATACGTAACGCTCACTCTTCCCTCCCGTCTACCATTCTAGAAAGCAGAGTATCAAAAGCCCATCCGCATATTATAATGAACGCTTCGTTCATATACTCGCGTTTCTCTTCGCTCAAGTGTTCCCAACGCATCGCGAGCTTGTTCAGATCCTCTACCGCTTCGCTATCGTTTGAATCGTTGCAAGCGTCATTCAACTCAATCCAAAGCCCGTCGTACGAGCAGTCTTGATTGATTCTTTCCATGAACGTCGCGCGTTTCTCTTTTGTTTCGTTTTTCATTTTTCAATTTCTCCTTATTGATTGTTGTAGTTCTAGTTCAAGTTGCTTGCCCCGCCTCGCGCGTTTCCTCTTAACGGTGGTCGATTCTCGACCCGCGCTTTGCGCCGCCAGTTTCTCCTTAACCTCCGCCAAGCGGATGATTTGATTGATCTCAGCCAACGCCATTGGCGCCAACTCACTCATCTTGTAAAGGGGCATTAGGTTTCTCCTTTCAAATCGTTAAACATGATCCAAAAGACCAAGGCCCAAGGCAGCAAAAGTAGTAAAATATCGTAATTCATGGTATTGTATCGACGTGTTTTGTAGTTTATCAATGGCAACGGATTTCCGGCGTGCATACAACGTCCACCCCGTCAAGTTTCGCATGGTATGCGCCATCAATCCATTCGCCTTTGCCATCACCATCCAACGCGCTTTCTAGTTCACACGTCGGATTACTAGCGTATCCGATCATGTAATGATCCGCGCTTGGGACCAGCTCGCCCGTTTCTCCTTCAGCAACGTGCCAACCGATTGTCCAATCCAAAAAGCCGAGAAGGGCGTCCGAATCACAGCGGTAAACGTTGACGTCGCCATAGTTGCCGCGAACGTCTCCACCCAAGTGCAAACAAACAGCAATATAGACAGCGTCGTTTCCGTAATACCATTCGTCTTTGTCTTCGGGCGTGCTGTAAATCGTATAGGTGAAGACTTGTCCGAAATCGTTCTCTGCATTGTAAACGTTGTTACGGCAGGCCTCGACTAGTTGCACGGATTCGTTCTGTTCGACCGACTCAAAGTCTTCGCACGCATCGAGAATAACGGCATCATTGTCCCAATGTTCTTTAGGGTTCCCGTAGGCGTCGAAAGTTTCCTCGACGTCGAGTTCTACGGGTTTGCCAAAAAGAGATTCAAGCCATGCGCTTGTTTCAATTGATGCGTCATGCAAATAGGTCGAACCGTTTGACGGGGTATTGATTATGGATTCTGTAATTGTGTTCATTGTCTTGTCCTTTCTTTGATTATCCAAAAAGCATGATTTCGATCGCCTTGCGCCAATCGCTGAACGAGGTGTTCATTTCATGCATGACGAGACAACGGAAATGCTGTTCGTCCGTTGATCCGAAGTAATTTTCCACCGAAGTATCCGAAGAAAGTCCTGCATCGCTTTCAAGTTTGCGAACGTGGGAAACAATTTCGGAAAAGTCGCGGGGCAGTTGATTCCAGTCTTGCAAGTTCTCCTCTGCTGTTTGCAAAACCCAAAGTTGCCCGCTTGAGAAAAGAATCTCTTTGGCATCCTCGACGGGAAAATCGTCATTTGTTTCAAAGAAGGCTTTTTGCAAATCCTCGATTGCCGCTTGGATGTCATCGACCTCGGGGCAATCATAATTGCCATCGTCGTGATGATTATCGCGTTTGCCCTCAAGTTCAGCGATTAAGAGTTTCGCGTGTTGGTGTCCGTATATCTTCATTGTCTTTCCTTGGTTTGATTGTTGGATTAAACGGGATTCCCCGCTGTGGATA